CTATAAATAGTATCTACTTTGCTTAAAAACGTTCTGAATTGAAAAGAATCAATATACCCATTAGTAAAATAACCTGCTTGAGCAATTGAAACAATGTCATTATTTATTCTTATTGGATAAGACCTACCTAATACATTTTGCTTTAAATTGATTCTATTTGAAAGGGAAGCTGTATCTGATTTCCTTAAATATCTTGATAGCATTGCAAGCGTATCAGTTTTCTTTAAATAAGGTAATAACATTGCAGCAGTATCAGATATATTGACTTTTAAGTTTATTCTATTTGATAATGATGCTGTATCTGATTTCCTTAAATATCTTGATAGCATTGCAAGCGTATCAGTTTTCTTTAAATAAGGTAATAACATTGCAGCAGTATCAGTATATTTAACTCTTTGGTTAATTCTATTTGATAATGATGTAGTATCTAAATAAGTACCTGTTGAAATTGGTGTCCATCCATTAGACCTTGTCCATTGAAATAACACATTATTACAAGTATCAATGGCTATCATTCCATTTTTAATGTAATCTGTAATATTAGGAACTCCACAAAATGAAGGGATATGCAAAGTTGAATCAGTTGAAATCCTGTTAAACTTATATCCAAACTGTGGCATTACTTGATAAACTTGTCCTTTAGATGACAAGACAAAAAATGACAAGACAATAATTGTCAAAAACTTAAGTCGGTATATTACACGCATCATAATCTGAAACTATATTTATGTTTAAAGTTAATGTTACACCTGAAAGATATTCTTCAAATTTTTCTGAAACTGCATCCCATGAAATAGAATCAACAATAGTCCATGGATTTTTTTTTATTCTTAAAAAACTAACAATATCAGCAGCAATAGAATGTTGATCCGATGTTACCTCTGTTTCAAATTCACCTTCTACGCCTGACTTATCTAAGAACCAAAAAGTAATAGTATAGACTTGCTCACGACCTGAATTGAAAGAACCATTATTTATAGCAAATAAAGCAGCAGGAAAAACAGGCTGATTATCCCAATTTATCCATTCTATTGGACTTGCAAACTTTACTGTATTTATCATCGCATGACTTTCCAGTAGGTTTGTTATTCTTGTTGTTAGCTGTTTGTAAGTCATTAAACTTTTCTTTTACTTTTTGTAGATACTCTTTTTTGTACCCTTTACTCATAAATTAATTATATAAGAATGTAAATAATTCACCGGGATAAGCTATATCGCCAGTAGGTAAAGTAACTACCTTATCATTAATTTGAATTTTACCTGTGTCTGATGTAGTTGTATTTACTATTGTTTTATTTAATCCACTTCTAAAAGCAGATATAACAATTGCATTAGAAAGAGAATTTACTACAAAACTTGATTCTCCACCTACAGCAGTATAATAAGCTACTTTTAAAGAAGTAGAACCACCTGAACCTGAACTGATAGATTGATTCAGCCAACTACGCTTATTCTCATCAGCACCACCTAAATAAATAGGACTTGTATAAACTTTCTTTTCAGGAAATATTACATCTAATCCCATTCCATAATTTAAATACTCATAGTAAAGTTTATAATTCTCTTGCAGATATTTAACCATTCTATTTGAGTAAAATTCAGCCATTGATTTATACTTCTGCTCAATCAATTCCAAATCTGCTCTGCTTGGCGTAACTGAATCATCGGAAGTTTTCTGTAAGAATCCTTTACTAAATAACTGATAACCCATTGACATTGGCAACATGCTCATAGTGTACCAAATCAAAGTATCAGTAATATAATCATCTATTAATACTATTTCATAAGGATTTAAATCTCCATTAACAACTCCTAATTGTAATCTTTTATAAAGCGTACTTCCTAAAACAGGCTGAATAAACATATCTCCTGCTACCTTAACCATTGGGAATATCTGTTTTCCGTCTATATTATTAGATGCTCCTGTTCTTTCTTTGAAAGTTTGTTCAGTTATAAATAATATATTTTTGCTCATTATGCTTTTCTTTTAACTATATTAACCATCCAAATGTGCCTGCAATATGGTCTGTGTTCCCCATCAGGCTGAGTAAACCATCCACCCCTTCTATCCCATACTGAATAACCAACTCTTTCGCTTATTTTCTCTATATCTTGTCTTGAATAGAATCTATCTAACTGCATCAACTTTGCACAAAATGGTCTGTTTCTACTATCCTGTGGACCTTCGTAAGAATATCTTACAAGAATATCAGTAACATTACTATCCTTTCCAGGTAGTTCAGATACAGTTTTATTAGGAATCCTTTCAATTTGTACATCAGTTCCGACTATCGTTTTTTTTTCAGTAATTATCTTTCTTTCCAATAGTTTGGAAATGATATCTTCTACATCGCTTTTAGAGCGCTTTAATGTCTTTGCAATTACTTCAGGCGTACTTAGTCCATCCTTTGTAATTAAACTCAATACATCGGCTTCTAATTGCGTTAGAGGACTATCTGCAAACTCTTGATAATCTTTGAAAGATTTAGTTTCTAATATTTCATAGTTTAAACGACCTTCGCCTACTAAACTAAATTCCTGTAGTAATAACTCATCATGGTCCATACTGAACTTTGAAATCTCATCATCAGTTAAAGGATCATTATCAACCCCTAAGAAAGTATCTACATCAGAATCATTAAATCCGAATCCATTCTTAAGCATCAAAGAAGCCTGCTGTTTATTTAGTTTGCCGTTTGCGAACTGCCTAACTATACGCATTACATTCTGATATTGCCTACCGGAAAGATTCTTTAATGATTCGTTCATTGGTACAGGCTGAACTTCTGAAGGCTTAACTACTTTTTCAGTTTCAGGATTAACAACTACTACCTGACCATCTGAAGTAACCTGACCTGCTTGTAATGGTTCTTTACCCATTAATTCACGAATCTCATTTTGAGTAAGATTAGCAGCTATGATATTTTCAGTAAATTCAAACTTTAATGGTTCTACAGGAACGATATTAAATTCACCTTTCTCACCTTTAAGATTTCTAAATTTAGTAAAGATGCTTTCCATCTCTGATTGCCTTTCCTGAACGTATGTATTATTAAAGATTTCATAAGCATCTCTAATCTCATTCCTGCTTCCTAACTGACCTTCTGTTTTTATACCAAATAAAGATGGACTTGTTACCTGATGCGAAGCAAATATTTCTTGCTGAACGAGGTTATTTACATTAGTAAAATCCTCCTTTGTAAGCGTTGTTGTACCCAAGTCTAATATGTCAGCAGCATTATCTTTGCTCTTATTGAACATAATAACAACCCTACTACCTGAATCTCCTGTGAATTTCTTTAATAATCCTCTTTCTACTTCTCCCTTATTTTCTTCTCCTATTGGATCGCCATTATTTAAATTAACGAGTTTATTAGCAACCCATTGCTTTTTAGCGTTCCCAAGTATGTGCCTTGAAATCTCTATATCTGATTCTATATAATTTAAACCCTGAAAATATGAAGGCAAAGGATAAATATCTGAAGTAGGATTGTATTCTTTGTAATAATAAATCTGACTTCCTGTAGGATTGTTTACATTGAAAGCATCATATTCACGAGGTTTTTCCTTAAAGTCAGACCAATTGTCTTTAACGAAATACTTAGTTAAATCTTTGCTTACCCTTACTTTATGAAACTCTAAATGATAAACCTCACTCACTTGCTTCATTCTGTTCCATATAACTTGCAAATAAAACCCACGATATAACTCATCGTCCTTAATGCACTTCTTCATTACATCGTTCCAACTATCCTTACCATTGGCTGAACCTGGAACTTCAAATCCCTTCCCATAGATATAATTGCATTTGCCTTTAATGATTGCTCCATGCTTAGGAGATTCATTATAAAGTCCTAACAAATATTCGGGATAATTATTTAGCTCTCCAAATTCTACATAACCCTTAGATTTCTTTTCAGTAAATCTTGGCTGCTGTGCTTGGTCAAACTGAAGAACTATATGTTTGTAGTTATCCATTGTAAGTGATAAATGTGTTTGATTGTTCGTTATATGTTGTAGGTTCAAATACTATAGCTGAATTTAGATACATATATCCATCCTCAACCATATTCAATCCTGTTGGATCAGTATTAGTAGAACTTAATTGTTCATAGATTTGATAAGTCCACATACCAGTTTCACTATTTAAAAAAATGCTATCTACATCTAAAGTAAAAACATCATACCTTAAAGTAGCACTTGTATTAGTTACTACAAATTTAACTACTTCTTGCGTAACTCTATTGGTAAAAATAAATAAAAAATAGGGATTGCTCAGCAATGCTGATTCAGTCCCTGTAAAGTAAATATTTTTGTATTCTCCTTTAGTTATTACAATCATAGTTATTAAAAAACCTCCGACTTTTTAATCGGTCGGAGGCTTAATATTTATTTTTATTTATTAAGTACCTGGCGTTTCTAACGCTGCTGCTACTGCTGAACTTACTACTAAGAAATCTTCAGTTTCCATAGATGAGAATTTAAGCATTGCTCCATTACGATCTCCAGGAGCAGTTCCACTTGAATTTTCTGCAGAATCCATGAATAAGCCATATCCTTTACCATACATTCTATAAACTCCATCCATTTCAAGAGTAACAAAGTTCAAACGATTCTTTGCTAATGTGGTAATGATATTTCTTACTGTTGCTGTTCTTGAATTGATAGGGAAACTTACTTCATGAGTATAGTAAACGCTACCATTCTCTAAAGAACCTGTCATATTTGTAGAAGCTACAGCAGTTCCACGAGGAACTTCAAACTTATAGAATTTTTTACCTGATGCTTTAGTCATAGCAGTAACAGTTCCTGAAGAATCAATTATTGTACTATTACCTGAAGCATTTAATAGATTGGCTGACTCTGTCACCCATATTGCTTGGATTCCTCCTATATTTTCTCTGCAGTCAATTACGTATCCTGCATTTATTACACATGCCATATATTTTAGTTTAAAAAAAAGGTGGTGTTTATTGCACCACCCTTTTAAGTTAAAGATTATTATTTAATTAGATAGCTGCGATGAACTTAACCGCTTCACTTACAAAGGCTAGATCCACCCCTACTTTAAATTCTGCACGGAATCTAACGTCATTATTATCTTCGCTATACCACAATTTGTAGTTAGTTTCTTCAGCTTCTAAATCAACTCCGATAGCCATGTTAGAAAGGCTGATAGCGTAAGCATCTCCTGTTCCATTCAAACCATTTACAGGCTCAATTTTAACGTTAGTACCTGGTAAGATAAAACCTTCAAAGTTAGCATCTTGTGGATTGTAAGAGAACATATTTAATGCTCTGTAAGCCAATACTAACAATCTAAACCAATCGTAACCCACGAAGATTCTAACATCTCCCTTAGCCATAACCTCAGCAGGAATAGCTTTGTAGATACCTTCAGTACAAGCAATAACGTTAGAAGCAGTTACAGTTGCTACAGCAGAACCAGTGATCCCTGTGTAACCTGAAGCATTTGCATCTATCGGAGAACCTGCAGCAATCAATTTTTGAAGTCCGTTAAATTTATTCAAGTTAGCAGTACCACTACCTGAATCTCCCTGCCATATTGCAGTTTCTAATTGAGCAGCAATACGAGCATTTTTCTTAGCAAGATAAGCAGCAGCAAAATCAGCATTACCGAAATCTTCGTAAGTAGAACCTGCTCTTAAAGCCTCCATTGTGTAGTAAGCCTCCAAATCTTTAGGACAAATTTTTTCTTCTACTTTAATCTTTCCAGGAACAAGTGTTCTTTGAGAAAAAGAAGTAGTACCTGAAGCGTCAAAAGTACAAGATTGACTTGCAAATACTGCATCTGTGTCCATGATAGGAAGTGCAGTAGGTCCTTTTACACCAGTCAAAACTATACCATTATCCATGATAAGTTTTTGAGTTTTTGCTCCGATTACTGCCGAAGTCAACAAAGGCTGAACAAGTTGTTTAGTATATGAACTTAAGCCTGTAAATGATAAAGCCATTTTA